CCTTAAGTCATCATAAGTTGCACTTGAGCTTTGCTCGGTTGATCCCATAACTACAACGGCATTATTAACAAATCTTAGTCTCAAATATGGAACTAATTGAGTAAAGCTAAATTGAACCAAACAGGGTTGTATATATGTCTCAACTAATGTTTTATCGTCTCCGGTTAGTGTTCCTGCTTGAATATGTCCTTTTAGATCATTGTCTAACTCCGTTCCAAGTATTGGTAATATGTGCATATCTTGAGCTAACAAAATATAAGGCATAATCAAATTGTCATCAATTGAAGTTGACAGGGCAGTATCTGTTTTAATTCTTTCAGAAGAAATATAAAGTGTGTGTTGAATAGCCATAATTAAACGTCTTTTGCTTTACTTAAATCTATTTTTTTACTTTTACCACGATCATCAGAAATATTAGTTTGAGTTTTTAAAGAATTATAAGCCTGTTTTATAGGATCTGCACCCCTGTCACTAACATCCATTGAAAAATCAAATTTTAATGTATCTACCGGTAATAAGTTTCCTTGCCTTGCGTTGTTGTCTTTATATATTTGCACATAGGCCGTTGATGATATGCTTTTTAATACGTTTAATTCTATTTTGTATATTCTCCAATAAGCCGTTTTAACCTCTATACCATGTGCTGTTGTAAATGTTTGTTCTATTGCCATAATTTTAATTATTTAACACCAGGATAATGACCTTCATTAGGCATATTTACCGGTGCAATTTTACTGTCTCTTATTCCTCTCGGACTTGGTTTATATGATTTTGGTATTGATGACACCTTTTTATAATCGTTTATGTCTTCCGGCATCTCATCACCTTTTTTAACTTTAGTAGATTTTTTAAGCCTATATAAAACCTCTACCCACTTATGACGGCAATACACCCCACCTTTGAACCTGAAAAGATCGTATGGCCTTCCTTTATGTCCTAATTGTCTATTTACTCCATCTCTACTTGCTTTGTCTATGTCTTCAATTCTATACACCAAACCTTGTTTTGTTCTGCTCATCATGTTTTTACAAAACTCTCTTGTTGACGAACTTGATTTTGAGCTTCCTATTGCGTATTTGAAACGTATTTTGTAATATGATTTGTCTAAATAGCTATATCCACTTGGCTTGCTATCAATATAGTCTTTTGCTAAATTTTCTTTTTTAACCTCTTCAATTAGTCTCTCTGCCCAATTTTCGTAACTCTCCTCACTTCCTTGATCTCGTTCCTCAACCACCTCCCAATGCTCATCTTCAATTATTTCTCCTTCCAAGTCATCATAAACTATATTTAATTCGTCATCCGACATCTCAACAAATTCGTCTTCACTCGAGACACCTTCTTTTTCTTGGTCTTCTTCACTTTGTGTTTTAGTAACTTCCAAATCAATGAAATCAGCCGGTTTAAGCGTTTTAAAATACAAATCAAGGTATATGTCATTAATTTGAAATAACTTGCTTAGACCTCGTAATAATGTGTTTTGGAAGGGTATAATTACTGTATTGTTGAACAAACTATAACTATCACGCAGCTCATCTGCATTGCTTCCAAGCCCTCCACCTTCTGCACGTATTCCAAACAATAAAGGAGATGTAACACGGTGTCCTGATAACACCTTATTCACAACCTCCTTAGATAAAAATTGATAGCTTTCCGAAGCATCATTAGAATTAATAGGCACAATTTCAGGTGCAGTATCTTTGCCCTCATTAAATGATAACAGTATACGTCCACTATTGCCTGATCCACTAAATTTGTTTTGTATTTGTCTCTCTATAGTGGCTCTTTCCTCTTGAGTGGGTATACCGTTAGCAAAATTTATTGCCATGCTTGGAAACATTCCATTAGAGATGTTACTGAGGTGAAACTGTGCAATTTCAAGATCTAATTGAATATAATCAGTTGAAGCAACATAATCCGGAGCAAATCCATAAAATAATGCAGGGTTTTTATCTCTAATCATTAAGATTTGACTTGCTTGTGTTCTGTCTTCTGTTGAAAAGGCTTTATAAGGTCTTGGCTTATGTTCTGCTTTTTTAAATTTACTCCAATCACTTGAATAATAATATGTTTCTATTTCACCGTCAATCATTTTACCACTCCTAATATATTGAGCTCCTATATGTGCTATTTTAGCAATTGATTGCCTGTCTCTGCTCCAAATCACGTTAACATAACATCCACCAAATAGCTTAAGATCCATTGCTAAATCCTTTAAAACGTCATCCGGACTTTTATGTAGTAATTCGTTTAAACGCAACCAACTCTCCTTTGTTGCCTCGCTTTCGTCCACATTAGTTGCCGCAAGGCCTTCACCATATATCATTGCTCCAATAGATTTTATCAAAGCTCCATTTATTGCAGATCCTAAAAATAATTCTAATAAGTAATTCGGATACAGGTTGTCATCACCAAATGAGATCCACTCTTGATTTTGTTTTTCAACCAAGTGAGGAATATTATAGTGTGATAATTCTACAAAATTTAATTTCATTTTATGGTGTTATATAAGTGTTAGTCTGATATATGTTATTTACGTCACTATCGTTATTTGAGTATTGATCGTATTCCACCTCCCTATAAAGATCTGATCCCTCGCTATCTCCATACAAGTATATTATGCTTTTTTGTAATGTTTTCACAGAGTTAGATGGATCAGTGCTTGTCAGGTCTTCCATTTGATAAAATGTAGCTTCATAATACCCAAGTGGATAATCAGGTGTTCCTAGTTTAAATGTATAATTACCCAAATTCTCTGTTCCTCTTGTTGTATAGTAGTAACGTAGATAAACATGGTTGTAAGCCTTATTTATATTTGTTCCTCCAAATAATCCTAATGAGGCCGTTTGCCAATAATCAAATGCGTATTTTTCTTTACCGGTTTGCTTTTCAAACCTATTAAAACACGTGGATTAGTCAGATAAATATAATTGTTACCCAAGTAATCATATTCAACAAACGTAGGATTGCCTACAAAATTTGAAACAAATCTCAATGGCCCTATATCCCAAAGTGTATCATATGACCGGCTTTGGATATTTTTAGTCTCCATACTCTTTAAGCATTTTGTAATATTTTATTGTGTCTATAATATGAATTGGTGCATCTTTTAATAATTCTTCTGATAAATCAATATAAGGTTCTACCATTTCTTTATAAACTCTTGTTAATTCAAACTCCTTGTATGCTCTCATTATCTTTTTTTACCTTTTTTGGTTTATCTTGTTCAAAAAACTTGTTTCTAAAATGCTCTCTTAATCCTTTTATTTCTTTTTGTGTTAATTCACTTAAAGGAAGTTTTATATTGTCAAGCTTTTTATTTTCGTATTGTTTTTTTAGTTTCCAAATCATAACATCTTTACTATAAATATAAAAAAAATTAATTTGTTTTATGTGTTAATAAAAAAAGGCACAAAATGAGTGCCCTTTTTTAAATAAAGTAAAGTGTAGTGTTATTATGTTCCAAGAACAAATGCAATGTCCGCAACATCATCTAAATTATCCCAAGGATAATCAGCTTCTGCCGGTCCTGTTGTCGGTGTTATTTGAATCGGTGGCAGTTTTTCTTCTGC